GAAGCAGAAGGTGATGTGTCCGCCCGGCGCGATGGTGATGTGGTCGATTTCCTTTAGGAAAACAGCCTCGTCAAGCTCCTGCTGGCCAAGAGCCTGAGCGGTCAGTTCCCGGAGCGTGTCCTCATGGATGCAGTTATTGCTGCAGGTGTTCGTTGTAGCGCAGACGAAAAGGTGGTACTTTTCGCCGGAGGCTTTCGTTCTGGTCTGCCTGCGGTAGTTGTTGCCGCAATCGGCACACTTGATCTTGCTGGTAAAGCAGGTCACGTCGTCACGCTTCATGGCATGGTTCCGGCGGTAGGAGGATGCCTTCTTCCGGGCTTCCGGAGTCCATGCATCCTTCTTTGCCGTGCTCACCCATGTGAGGGTTTTCTCTGTGCCGTCCGCCATGTGAAAATTGAGGATGCCCTGCTCCGGAACCGTGATCACCTCGACCTGTTCCGCAAAGGCATCCTCGTCAAATTCCTCAAGGCCAAGTGCCTCGGCGCATTTCTGCCGGAGAATGTATTCCGGGATCTCCATCGCCTTGCACTTGCCGTTTTTCGTCTTGCTGGAACCGCAGACCCAACCGACCAGCTGATCGCCGAGCTGTGAGACCTTTGCCCGGTTCTTACGGGTGTTGCGAACGTAGCTCTTGCCGCATTTCTCACACTTGATTTTGCTGGTGAAGCAGGTGATGTTCAGGCTCTTGTTGGCAAGAGCACCGAGCTCCTTCCGTCTGGCCATCTCGCTTTGCACATACTGGAAGGTCTCCATATCGATGATGGGCTCGTGGGTGTCCTCGACATAGTATTGTTTCAGCTCGCCGTGGTTCTTTTTACGCTTCTTGCTGATCGGGTCTGCGATGTATTCCTTCTGCAGGAGCATGTTACCGGTGTAGGTGATGTTGGAAAGCACCACCTTGATATTGGAATCCACCCAGCGGCAGCCTTCGCGAGTCGTGATGCCCTCGGCGGCAAATTCCCGCTCTGTCTCAAGGCGGGACTTCCCATCAAGGAAGTTCTGGTAGATGCGCTTTACGATGGCGGCTTCCTCCGGAACGATGACCAGCTGGTCGCCTTCCCAGCGGTATCCGAATATCCTGAAGTGCCCGTTCGGGATTCCACGCTCCATGCGCTTGCGAACTCCCCATTTTACATTGTTGCTGATGCTTTCTGATTCTGATTGCGCGAAAGAGGCCAGAAGTGTCAGCATGACTTCGCCGTCGCCGGAGAGGCTGTCGATGTTTTCCTTCTCAAACCGGACGCTGATACCCAGCTCCTTTAGGTGCCGGACGGTCTCTAAGAGGTCTACGGTGTTGCGGGCAAAACGGGAGATGCTCTTACAGAGAACAATGTCGATCTTGCCAGCGTCGCAGTCGGCAATCAGCCGCTTGAACTCATCACGCTTCTTGGCGATGGTGCCTGTGATGGCTTCATCAGCATAGACGCCGACATATTCCCACTCCGGGTTCTTCTGAATAAGCTCCGAGTAGTAGCTCACCTGAGAGGAGAGGGAATGGTGGAGCCGCTCGGTTTCCATTGACACGCGGGCGTAGGCTGCGACCTTTTTTCTGGTCGGCAGTGCTGGTATCTGCGGCTCTATCTTCGTGATTTTCGCCATTTGAATCACTCCTTTCCGGTACTATACATCACTCTAAAAGCCCTAATTATCAAGCGTTTTCAGGATATAATGTGCCGATTATCGGCTGGTATTTCTCCCGCATTTTTGTATCAATTATGGTGTATTGCTCCTCGGTGATAATGCCGTCTTTGAGCATGGCCTGAAACATATTCATGCTGGCCTGATAGAGCTTCTCGCGCTCGAACTGATCCTCATTCACGGCCATCACCTCCGAAGCGCCCAGCGATGTAGCAGGCGTGGGAGCAATACTTCCTGCTCCGGTTCCCGTATGCCGTGAAGGACTTTCCGCAACAGGCGCAGGTAAAGGAGTAGACCGCATCAGCGTGTCTCGTGACAGCTTCCGGGTGAGCATTCCACCAGCTCTGGCAGCACTCGTCAGAGCAGAACTTGATCTGCTTTCTGCCGGGCACTTGGACGATGGGCTTTCCGCAGTTCTTGCAGCAGCCAACATCCGGCTTGTCCTTAGTGGCCTGTGTCGATTTTTCACCGGCCAGACCGTTCCTGTGGCAGAACGATACGACCTGATTCTTGGTAAGACCGAGGGTGTTTGCTATATTGGCATAACCGAATCCGGCAGTGCGGAGCTCGGTGATTTTGGCTTTCTGTTCACTGGTCATGATACTTTCACCTCCAGTTTCCACTGGAGATGAGGAGACGATTTGAGCGGAGGATTTTTCACATAAACGAAAAAAAGCCTGCGGGCATTCCGAAGAACACTCGCAGGCATAGCGGATTGGATATTTACTTCACGCGGATTTTCCAGCCGGTGATGATAAGGTTGACATTCTTGATGAGCGTCGGATTGAGCTTCTGGATCGCTGCCACGCTTGTTCCGTACTTTCGAGCAATGGCAGAGAGCGTGTCGCCGGATTTCACGGTGTACCAGACAGCAGCAGAGGCAGGCTTCTTCAATAGCTCATTGACCTTGGCTTGAACGGCTGAGTAGTCATATCCAGCAGCGGTCAGGCGGTTCTTGCGGTCGGTGCCGTTTCCCCACTTGCCGTCGATGACTTCCTTGGCAAGCTCGTCCACGTTTTTCTTAGGCGCAGCTTCCGGTGTAGGCTTGCTATCTTCAGGGCTCTCCGCATACTTCAGCACGCCATAGCCACGGATATACTTGCCGCCGACCTTAAGCGTTCGTCTGCTGACAGAGTCGCTCTTGTTGCCCTCAATGACGGTGATGGTGCTGCCGGAGACAGTCTCAACGATACCGACATGATCCGGCCAGCCGGTATTGTCACCGGAACCGGAGTCCTGCCAGTCATAGAAAATGACATCTCCGGGCTTCGGAACATAGGAGTCGTTTTCATTCCATGCGCCGAGCTTCTGGAAAAGCTCAATCATCTGGCCGCAGCCGCACTCGGTAGGGATGATCCTTGTCAGGCCGCACTTGATGGAAACCGCCGAGACGAAGGTCGCGCACCATGCGTCCGTGTATTTTACCTTATATCCTCTGGCGAGAGGCTTGTGGCTGTTGTAGACATCGATAATCTCTCTGTGGCTGCCGTCCGCCTCGTTCTTTCCAAGCCATGCTCTGGCCTGAGCGATGATCTGATCTCTCTCGGAACTTACGACAGGCGCAGGCTTGTTTTCCTTCGTATAGCCGTTGAAGCCTCCGGTCTTGATGATGGACGGATAATCGATGTAGCCATAGTCCAGATCCACGTTACCGGAGATGCCATCGACCTTGCCCTTGGAAGAATACTGCCAGATGCCGTATTCGCCCTTATAGGAGCACTTGCTGGCGTACTGCGCTACCCAGTGCACGTAGTCCGTGAGCTTGCTATCGTCCATCCGCTCCTTGAAACCAGAAACAACGGAGCCGTAGATGCCGACGAAGTATCCAGCAGCTTCCATTGTCTCGCAGAAAGCGATGGTGGCCTCTGTGATCCCGGCTTTGGCAGAGGCAGGCTGTGCCTCGTTATCCATGTAGACCGGGTACTCCAGCTGCTTGCCTTTGAGGAGCTGAATGAAACGCTCAGCATCTGCTTTTCCTGCAGCAGCCGTCACGCAGTCTTTCCCGACGAAGTAATATGCGCCGATAGGGATACCGGCAGCCTTGGCTCCCTTGTAGTTTGCTTCCCACTTGCTATCGGTATAGGTTCCTGCATCCGAGCCGCCAGCCTTGATGATGGCAAATTCGATGCCAGCGGCTTTGACCTTGTTCCAGTCTATCGTTCCCTGCCAGTGGGATACGTCAATTCCTTTAATCATGTCACTTGTCCTCCTTCGTATCTGTGCTCTCGCGGTCGTGGAGCTGCTCCAAGACCTCCTTCAGCTTGTCCGGAACCGGCAAACCGAGATGGACGCTGTTTTCTACAAGGGACAGTCCCTCATTCGAGATGTAGAAAAAGATGATCGCTGTCCGAAGCACTCCGGCATGGTTAAGCACATAGATGTCGAGAGCGTTTGCGATGCCGACCATAATGAAGATCAGCACCTTGCGGCAGATCCCCTTGAAGCCGACCGCCGAAGATAGCTTCTTGTCAGCCACAGCGCACATGAAGCCGGTGATGTAGTCCGTCACGGCAAAGAGGATGAGCGCGATGAGCAGGCCGTCGCAGCCGCCAAGGAACCAGCCGAGCCAGCCTCCGATAGCAGCAAAAGCAAATTGAATGGTGTTCCAGAATTCTTTCATGTCGTGATTCCTCCTTTGAATTTGTGCATGAAAAAAGCAGCTGCCACTGTGGCGCTGCCTCCATAAAAAAACGGGTTACAGGTTGTAGTATTCTCTTGGCTTTCCTCCGCTTCCTGTGCGGTTTGCATAGGAGTAGAGGTTATTGAAAATCACATCCGTATCGTCGTATCGGTCGACCAGCTTATAGCAGGAAACATACGGGTCGAAATAACCGAGGTCTTCCGGTTCGATATAAGCGGACTGTTGTTTTCCTTTGGCAAGAAGCGCCGTGCAGCTTGCGCAGATCCTTTCGGATTCCTTGCTGTAGGCCTCCGGGTTATCCGGATGCAAAAACCAGTGCGCGTCATGCCATTTGCAGTCATGGAAGCAGGAGCTGTTTGCGATCATGGTGTATTGATGGCCTGCCGGAAGCAGAGAAAGAGCGTCCAAGTGTCTCGCAAACCAGTGGAAAAGTACGATGCGGTCATACATCGAAAAGTCGCCGGTCTGGAGTTCTTCAAGCGTCAGCGCCCGCGTGATGGAAAGAGTCAGTCGTATCTCCGGATATTCCTGCTTGATCCTTGCGGCCAGCTTGTCATCGTTTAGGATGAACTGATGGATGCCAAGGGAGCGGTATTTCCGGATCATGGTGATGTTCGCCTTCTTCTGGGCGAGGATACAGACCGGAATACCAAGAGCCAGCAGGGCTTTGATGCGCGAGGCATATTCCTCATAGGACTTCGGGTAGTTGTCCCGGTAGGTGATATCAAAGCGGGTGTTTTCGCAGTCGTCCTTCCAAGCAGCAGCATAGATGCAGTCGATATAGGGAATCAGGGCTGGCCGCTGCAGGAGCTTTTCCGGGTATTCCGGGTCAAGGTTATATGGCACTTCAAACTGTTTCATGCTTCCTCCGTTTCCGTCAGCGTATAAGTGATTTTCATTGTTTTATCCGCTGTCTTGATTACCGGCGATGACAGGTTGTTGATGGTGGCGAGATATGGTGTGTACAAATAAAGCTCCTTGCGGAAGTGGTATCCGTAGTAGCTGTAGAAGTATTCCTGATAGGCGTAGGTCTTGTACCGGGAGATCATGCGCTGTCCCCATACCTCACCGTCCGTATTTGTGGCCTTGTTTCGCACATAGAGCTTTGGCTCTCCGTTGTGGAAATACCAGCCGTTTATGACCACATCGTCATCCACGCAGAAGGTGAACTGCTGCGCATTGTTATAGGCGACATTCGGCACGACCTCGACATTGGCCACGTTCGTGGTATCGAGGCGGTAGACCGTATTTCCGATGGCAAACATCAGCCATTTGCCGCTCATGCCGATGTTGTAGATATCCGTGGTATTAGAAGGAAGCACGATCTTCTGTGTCGTACACCTGCCGTCGCTGATCTTATCCATGAACCACTCAAAGCCGGTGCGGTCATAACGCTCCGAGCCATAACTCATGCCGACATAAGTGCGGATTTCCTTTCTGGCGATGCCGTACCAGTTGCCGTCAGCAGCATGAAAAAGATAATCCATCCGGGTTTCGTCGTTCCAATAGGGCTCGTCCGTATCATCCTTGCTGCCGCCGACGAAATGCACCCAGTAAGGATAGTGGTTCAATTCGACGGTGGTTTCCTCTGTGGCCTCAAACGCCATCTGCGTGAAAGTCCGGATCATAAGCCGGGCGTGGATATAATCCTCCGGGACTTTCCGAAGCGTCACGGATGTCTGATTATGAATCGCCACAAGCTCCAGCCGGTAGCCCTCGCCGATGAAGGTTCTGTGGTTATGGCGGTAGTTGTTGTTATTGATGTCGCCATCGTTTATATTGTTGGACTTCAGCAGCACAAAGTAGTTGTTGGTGTACTTGCAGCCGCGTCCGGCGAGGATATTCGTGAGAGCGATGCAGGAGATGGTGCCGTTGGCCTGCGAGGTAGCAAAGTCCCAGACATACTTAAAGCCGCCATCGACCGCCTTGCTCTCGGTTAGGTTCCGGCTGCCACGCTGCACGTCCTCTGTGGTATTTACATCGTTGGAGGCGTAACCGACCAGAGGGTTATCGAGCGGAGCATAAATCAGAGTCGGGTCTTCCTCAATCTCATTCTGGTAGAGAAGGACGCCGCCCGTAAGTCTTGAATAGATCGGAAGGAGCCAAGCCTCTCCGCTTTGACTGTCGAAGCTGGGACTGTCGTACATCAAGCCCTGCAGGTTGGTGTTTAAGACATCAAAAACGGCCTCCGTTACAAGGTTCTCATCCTCATATATTTCTTTCTCACCGGTATGGATGTTGGTGAGCTCTATAACGCTTTTTCCTTTGAGCATACTCATTCCTCCGTGTTCAGATAGTCTGTGGTGATGGATCGCACGAATCCATACTCGCCGCTGATGATAATGCGGTACATCAGCTGACCGGTGATGGCTTTCTGCGACCATGCATCCGTGCTGATTGCTTCAAGCGCTGCCTTAGTCATGCCGGACTGTTCTTCGGAAAGAGCTGCCCATGTGTTATTGGCATATGTCCACCATGTTTCTCCGGCATCAAAGGAAACGGCAAAGAGCGCGGCATCGTCCGCATCGACAGTGACCTTTTCAATGCCAATGATCGAGGCGTCGGACATATCGATGTTTTCCGAGTAGATCGTCTGCGGTTTCGGGATGCCGGAAAAGGTCGCTCGAAACGGCGGGAACCGGTTCTGGGAATCGTGCCAGTACAGGATCGTCGGGTCGGTCAGTGTCAGAAGCAAAGCACCGTCCGGGATATCCTGTACGCCGTAGGTCTCAAAAACCTCTGCAGAAAGCTCTGTCTCTGCAAGCCTTAAGAGCGCTCCGCCCTCAACGGTATAAAGATCTCCGTTGGCATCCGTGATAAGGTACCGGCGGTTATACGGGTCGAGCAGCACAGGGAGCGTATTGGAGCGAAGGAAAGCCGTCCCGGTATCATCCTGATGCAGAAAGGTGATGGTCGTTCCAGCTGCCGGTGTGAATGAGATATTCCCGGAGCCAGTCACGAGAACGCATTCTCCGAAGTAGGAAGTGTTCGTAGGTACGGTCTCAAAATTCAGGATGATGTCGCCGGTATCGAGAAGCAACAGATCCCAGACGAGCCTTACATCCGCACTGGTTGCGCTGTAATTCGTATAGCCCTCCCAGCGGATACGAAGGAAGTGGTAGTAGCCGTAGATCGTGCCTTCCTCGCGTCGGATCGTCCAGACCTTGGCATCCCGGCGATGGACTTTTACCTGTTCTGCGTTTGTGCCGATGCCCATCCATGAGTTTCCGTTCACATAGATGTTCGCAGCTGTGACGCCGTTATAGGTAAACCAGCTGACGCCGGTCAGGGTATCGGTGCCGTCATCGTTTCCGGAGTTGTTCCGGGTGATGGTCATATTATCAGTGCCTGAAAGCACTTCTTGGATAGAGAAATAATCAGCCATTTTGCACCTCCAGTTCTGATATGCTTTCAAAGGCTCCAAGGCCGAGGTGGTATGCCGCAAGGCTTCCACGCTCGATCTCTTGAAGCTCGCCTTCGATGGTTTCGCTGTATTCTGTCTTTGGCTTTACGCAGTCGTCATCAAGCTCGGTATAAGCGGTCTTTATGAGCTTCTTTGCCGGAAGGTTTATGCCTCCGATAAAAGGCTCCGTCTCAAACGGAAGGATCACAAGGCCGGTTAGAGACACGAAGTCCGAAGTGGAGATCGTAAGTGAATCCATCCGGCCACGGTCAAGGCTTCGCTCGGTGCCGCCGGAAATCTCAAAGGACTGCCGGAGCCGGAAATCCGTATCGTCCATGACATAGACCCGGCTGTAGGACATTTTCCGCTTGTCGCTTACATCCACCACGTCGTGGACGACAGGAGCAAAGATGCGAAGTGCATCCGAAAGCGTGTAAAGCGGCATGCCGGAAAGCAGCACCTTTGAAATGGCATCGGAGCTTCCTGCTGGTGTTGGCGTAATCAGCCTCGTTTCCACGGAGCCCTCCAAGGCCAGATGTTGCATACCGGATAGCAGGATCATGGTCATATCGTCGCTTGCCGTAATGCGTCCGTCCCATCTGTCCTGTGCGCCCAAGCCCTGACCGGAGATGACTGCGAGGATGTTCTGCGCGGCTATCGCAGCGGAGCCGGAGCCCACAGAAATCCAGACCTCGAAGGTGTGCAGCATCTTTTCTGCCATATCAAGGAGTGGGTAATAGAGGTTTAGGACATGCATCCCGGAGTGCCATGTTTCCTGCGGATGGAACTCTGCGATCTCTACGCCGTCCTTGACATAAGTGACCGTAATAAGTGCCTGCCCGTCCTCCTCCCAAGAGGAAGGAACGGATACGGTGGTGGTAAGCTCCTGCTCAGGGACGATCACATCACCGGACTGTTCATCGTCGATTTCAGGAAAATGCGCGGTTCCTGTTCCCTCCGAGGTGACCGCCCGCGTTTGTGCATCTGCCGTTACATTTAAGAGGATCGCGGACTTGAACTCACAGTCGGTCTCTTCCTGTGTGGCAAATTCTATATTGACGATCTGCACCTTCTCCTCGCCGATACTGTACGGCATGGAGTTTATGTAGGAGTAGGTCGTCATTTTGGTGGCCTCTACGGAATTCATAAGGCCACTGATGTTTTTGTCGTTTTTGCTTTTTGCTTCCGCGAGGCGAGGGTTCTTTCCTACGCACTTAAGGGAGCACTTCCCGTTGATTTTTATGGTGATGGAGGTGATGGCCGCCATCTGGTTTTCGTCTGCCTGACCTCCGGTAAAGGTCAGGATATCGCCGGGATCAAGTGCCGGATCACCGATGGTCTCGGAATCAAACGGCACATAGCTTATGACCGCGAGGGTGTTTAGAAGCGTTGTGAGGATTCGCCGCCTCGTTTCCTCCAGACCGAACTGCAGCAGGTAGTTGACCTCCAGATTCATGGTCAGGCCGTCATCCGGGTCAAGGGAATAGTATTCTGCCGTCTCTGTTCGCTTGTTCGTGGAGTTTATCGCCGTATAGCGGGTCACGAAGTCCGAGAAGCTGGAGGAGTAACGGTGGGTGTTGTTTACCGTTACCATCGGCTCTGCCGTATACTGCACGAGCTGCAGCTTTCCTTCGCGGTTGATCTGGGCAAAGCAGCCAAGCGCCTGCGCCAGATAGTGCAAAAAATCCCGCCATGTCTCGATATCGTTTTCCGGGTAGACGCCAAGGAGCTCCGTGCCGTTTGGCAGGGCTTCGATTTCTGCCTGCGTGTGTGCAAGCTCTACGCCGCAGGTGGTACACATGACAGAGAGGAAGTCGTAAGGATATCCGCTGGTCTGCGCCTCGTTGTATTCCTTGTCGAAGTGCAACATGGCGTCGTAGGCCTTTAGCTCCAGCGTCTTTACCTGCCGGTTTGCCTCGGCCACGAAGAAGATACCCATCGGGACATCCTCAACGGTGTCATCCGGGAGGTTTAAGTGAAAGTACAGCTCGACCTTGGCGTTTTCCAGTGAGTAGCGGTCAACACTCGAAAAAAGAGAAATGCCCAGCTCTGCCGCATAGACAGAGCCGAGCTCGATTTCAGAGGAACCGGAGCACTGCCGGGAAACATACCCGGAGCCCTTTACGATGTCCTCGTTTGTGAAAGGATATTCTCGTCCGGCGGTTGTGGTGATCTTCCCAGACCATGTGAAGGAGCGAGTGTTTTCCTGTATCGCAGTTTTATATGCGTCTGATACGCTGTACATGAGCATCGCTCCTTCCCGTTTAATATTCCTTCAGCGTGAAGCTGACCTTCCATAAGCCTTTCTTGCTGGTGTCGTGGGCAAGGGAAACCTTGAAGCCGTCCATGTACATCTCACGGTTTTCCCTGACCATCGTCTCGGTATTGAAAAAGTCCACAGAGAGCCGAGGGAGGCTCCGCATTGCTGACAGGGTTTTAAGCCATGCGGGAGACACCTGAAAGGCCACAGATATTTCTGCCACGCCGGAGCGGACAATATCTCTCTGTGTGGTACCTGCCTCAGTCTCACCGGAGGAGTCAGCCTCCACGTCAGAAAGAGACAGGTCATAAGATGTCGGAAGCGGCATTTCCGTGCCGTCAATCCGCAGGTAATTTGTAAATGCCATCATCTGCCTCCTGACCGGAGCGCCATCCGCTGCTGGGCTGTGACGATGGTCTCGTCAAGCAGCGTGCCTCCAAGATAAACCGGGATGGTGATATCGCCTCCGCCGCCGACACCTGCAAGAGCAGTAACGATAGCCGAGGTCTGTCCGGCCACTGCATCCTGAATCATGCCGCGCAGGGAGTCAACACCGACAATAGCCTCCGCACCGGCTTCTCCTGCGCCAAGGAGCGTATTCCCGCTCATGCCGAAGATGGTCGGTGAATCGAGGATCATGCCGTTTCCCATCGCCTTCTTGTACCATTCCACAGAAAAATGCGGGATAGACGGCGGGTTTAGAGAGAAGCTCCCGGAGATGGAGAAGTGCGGCAGTTTGATCTTTGGCAGCTCCCAGTGGAAGTTGAATACGTTCTTCAGCTTGTTCACGATGCCGGAAATAAAGTTCCAGATCCCGTTGAACACATTAGAGACGGTATTCTTGATGCCGTTTAGGACATTCGATATCGTATTTTTTATGGCGTTGAAGGCTGTGGTGATGCCGTTTTTCACGGTATTTACCACAGTCATGATGGTGGTCTTTATCCCGTTCCAGACCGTAGATACCACAGTTTTTATGGCATTCATCACAGTAGTGACCGCTGTCTTTATGGCATTCCAAGCCGTGGTGATGAAGGTCTGGATTGCCGTGACGACTGTTGTGACCACGGTTTTTATTGCGTTCCATACCGTCGTGACCACTGCCTTTATCACATTCAGGACGGTCTCGATGATCGTCTTGTAGATATTGAAGTAGGTGGTGACGATAGTTTTTATCACATTGAACACGGTCTCAAAAACAGTCTTTATGGCGTTCCAGATCGTTTCAAAGAAAGTCTTTATGGCATTAAAAACCGTCTGCACCGTGGTCGTGATCGCCATCCATGCATTTGTGAGGAAGGTGCTGATGCCGTTCACCGCAGCTTCGAAGATTCCCTTGATGGTCTCCCAGACAGTGGAGAAGAAGCTCTTGATCGCCTCCCATGCCGTAACGACTGCCTGCTTGATGTTTTCCCACAGGTCGATCCAGAACTGCCTAAAGCCCTCGTTCGTGTTCCAAAGATAGATGAAGGCAGCCACCAGCGCCGCAATCGCAGCGATGATTAGGACGATAGGATTGGCCAGCATGGTCGCGTTCAGGGCTGCCATCGCGCCTTTTACCACACCGATTGCAGCAGAAACCTGCGGTATGATCGTCATAATCGTGCCGACCGCCGAGATGATCTTTCCGACCACCACCAGAATCGGGCCGATAGCCGCAGCCACAAGGGCGATCTTTACAATCGTCTGCTGAACCGGAGCCGGAATCTTGCTCCACATTTCAGCAAATGCCTTCAGGGCTGCGGAGATGTCCTTTAAGACCGGAGCCAGAACGGTAGCGAGGGTGTTTCCGATTTCCGCGCCGGTTTCCTTCAGGGAGTTCATCGTCATCTTGAACTGGTCAATCGGGTCGAGGGTCTCGTTGAAGGTGTTCTCGACACTTCCCTCAAAGTCACCGAGGGAACCGGCAAGGTCATCAAGACTCAGTTTCCCGGTCTGGACGGCATTGTAAATCGACGCACCTGCCTTGCTTCCGAAAAGGTCATAGGCCGCCTGCAGCTTTTCCGTTTCAGAGCCGTTGCCTTTCATGGTCTGGGAGAAATCAGCAAGCGCCTGATCCAGCGTTTTGCCGTCCTTCGTCGCATTCTTCATGGCGGTCTTAAGACCCATCATGGCAGATGAGGTATCAAGACCGGACATTTCCACCATGCCCATGAAACCGGCAGCCTGCTGGGCGGTCAGTCCCATTTCCTTTAGCTGGATGGCATTGGAGGAAAGAGCGCCCGCGAGGGTATCCATATCAATGCCGGTCGCCTGACCGGTGGCGTTTAATGCATCAAGAAGGGAGTCTGCTTCAGATGCGTCCATACCGAAGGCGTTCATAACCGAGGACACGTTGTCGATAGATGTCGAAACATCGGTGTCGTTGAGCTGGGCAAACTTTATGAATTTTGCAGAGAGATCATCAAGCGCCTGCCCGGTTAAGCCGAAGCGGGTGTTGACCTCGCCGACAGCGGCACCGGCAGTTTCGAAGTCCGTCGGTATCTCTGTGGCGAGGTCTTTGACGATCTGGTTCATGTCTTCCAGAGCTTTTCCCGTAGCGCCGGTTTTCTGCGCCACGATATCAAGCCCTGCATCCACTTCATTAAAGGCAGCAAGGGAAGCTGCGCCGATGGCCATAATCGGAGCCGTGACATGCGTGGTCAGTCCTGTGCCCACACTGGATATCTTGCCGCCGACTTCCTGCAGCTTGCTTCCGGTCTGCTTTAAGGTAGCTGAGATATGGGAGTCTGTTTCTCTGCACTGCTGTTCGAGGTTTCTAAGCTCGTTTTCTGTCTCTATGATCTCACGCTGCCATGCATCGTATTGCTGCTGGGTGACGGTACCGTTTTTGAGTCCAGCATCCATCTGGTCTTGCACGGACTTCAGCTGTGTGAGCTTATCTTTCGTTTCGGAGACAGCCTGTTTAAGGAGCTTCTGTTTCTGCCCAAGCAGCGTGGTATTCGTCGGGTCGAGCTTTAGGAGCTTATTGACGTCTTTAAGCTGCGACTGCGTGTTTTTGATTTCCTTGTTTACGTCGGAGAGCGCTTTGGAAAGGCCGGTCGTATCGCCGCCGATTTCCACGGTTATGCCTTTTATCCTGTCAGCCATGCGATGACCTCCTTCCTGTTAAAATCGATCCATCTGTGCCTGCGTTGCGACCTCGGCGAACGGATAATCGTCCATGTCCATTTCTGAATACATGTCGTTGACAGTCCCGATGGTGAGCAAATCGAGCTCCGAGATTTGAAGCCCGATCTGCACGCATCGGAGTAAAAAGAGCGGGGTCGTCATTTCCCGCTCAGTGTTGCGATGTTTTTTTTAGAGGTAACCTGCTGTTCCACGTTCAGTCCCCAAAGCTCTATGATCTGCGGGAGAATCTCGTAAATCGAGAAGGTATTGAACTGGTCGAGCCAGTCCTCCGGAGTATCCGGGACATCCGGGTTCTGGTGCTTTGCCATGAGCCACGCGATGTTCTCGAAAAGCTCAAGGGAGAAGGTATCCAGATTAGAGTTTTCCGGATCGTTCTCGTCGATGCCTTTCTGCAGCTCATTCAAGTCCTTGTAGATATCCCGGTGAAACTTGTTTCTGTAAAGACGAGGGATGGCGGCAGAGGCACGGAAGGTGACCTCCTTGCCGTCAATCTCGACGGATTTTGTTACTGCCATAGTGCGCCTCCTTACTCAGTCACATCTTCCGCAGGCGTCTCAGGGACATTCACAGCGGCCTGCGGCTGATAGACTGCGTTGTACCAGTTGTTGTAGGTCTCCTCACTGGTATTGGTGCCGGTCTTGACCTTCACGAGACCGGAAGGCAGAGGCGTTGCCGTAATGGAGAGCGTTTCCGTCTGCACCTCGGTGGAGTCCTCCTTTGTGCTGCCGGAGACAGAGGGACGGGTCGCGCTGCAGTAGTACATGCAGTGACGGATCTTCCTCTGGTCGCCGGAGAACTCAAAGAGCAGCGCAAAATGCTCAGGCTCCACGTCCTTGTTCTCAGCGATGACGCCGTTGGCATCCTCAACCTCGTGCATGACATCCGTAAGAAAGCTCTCCGGAATCAGCGCCAGCTCGAAGTCGCCGGAATAGCCGTTGTTGTTAGAGACCATGTAATATACGGAGTCGTCCGCATAGAACGGGTCGTTTTCACCCTCTGCATCAAGCGAAAGGGATACTGCGCCGGGCATCGCAACAGGTGTACCGAAGGTGACGGTGCCGTCCTCGGCCAGCGTTGCGATAGCGTAGTGGCAGTTTTTCAGGCCAAACTTGACCTTGTTTTTCTTATTAGCCATAGTGGTTTATCCTCCTATCATCTGTGTTTGATAAAGAACCTCGTACATCTTTTCCGATTCGATCCAGACCTCCGACTTCTCATAGGGAAGCTCATGGGAGAGGAGGATGTCCTCGATGGTGGTTTCTATCTCCGGGTCTTTCTTGTCCGTGTAAAGCTCGATGTTTAACTGGTCGATTTTCTTATAGACCGTGTCATCAGCGAACACGTTATCCGTTCCCGGAAACAGAAAAACGAGGAAGGGCGGGTCTGGCGACTCACCTTCGGCAAAATGGTCGTAGGCAAGTGGGAGCCCGGCTTCCTCCAGCATTTCGATTACATTGTCGTATGTCATATCAGCCGCCTTTCAGTTTCTGCTCGATGGTCTGCATCAGCTTTTCATTTCCGCGCTGCTCGGCAGAGGCGATATGAGGCTTTGCAGCAACTCGGCCTCCTCCGCGCTTGGCGTGGCCATGTTCCAAGAGGTGCGCGATCTGGTAGCGGTTCCTCGAATGCACCACAAGCTCGATGCTCTCGGAATCCTCCCGGACGTTTTTGACCGACCAGCTTTTCTTGTACTTGCCGGTATCCACGGGAGCGCCTGACTGTATGTCCTTGCGGACGGAAGCTGCCGTTTCCTTGACCGCAGCTTTCAGCTCATCAGCGGCAAGGTCGGCATACTTTTCAAGCTCCTCCATGATCGCGTTATCCATTTCGTCGATTGATACGGTTCTGCTCATTTCGGTTTCTCCAGCTTGCAGTTGAATTTGATGCTGTTTCGCTTGTAGCCCATCGGATTTACATAGGTGATGTTGTAGGTCTTGCCCTCAGCTATGATCCGGTACTTCGTGGATTCCACGACAGACAGCTCGGAGCAGTAGCGGCAGGTAAAATCCAGCGATTCCTCTGGGTTTATCACGACGCCGGTGGACTCGGAACCGGTGCTTGTGCCTACGGTCGCCCAGCAGGAGAAGTAATCCGTCCAGCCGTTTTTGTGGTTTCCGTACTTATCAACCGTGACCGCATTCTTCTGAAAGGTGACGCGCACCCGCATTGCTGCAATATTCATCAGAAGCCCTCCTTCCGGGTGCCAAAGAGAAGAGACCGAAGCGTCATATTGAGCGCATGGTGATCTGCTTCCTCCCGGTGCTCGTACAGGTAGCCTACGGTATAGAGCACGGCCACACGGATGCGGATCAGGGCTTTTTCTTCATTTGCCATAAACTCCTCGTCGGACTGTCTTGTGATGTCCTGCACCTGCTTTGTCGCAGCAGAGATCAGGCTTTCAATCAGGCTGTCCTCGTCACCTGTAGAGACGCGGAGATAGGTCTTTGCTTCTTCCAGTGTTACTTCCATGTCCGCCTCCTTTAAATGAAACCGCCCGCAGAGAGGGTGATCCCTGCGGACGGCTGGTTACAGTAGTTTCTTATCCTCTCGAAGAAGAGGCCGCCTTGACGGACAGACCCTTTACAGCCTCCGGAAGGATGAGCTTGCCGTCCACGCGCTCGGAAGCAAGGAAGCCAATCTGGCCGTTTGCCGCATAGAGCTCGGAGAGGCGCTTGAAGGAGCGTCCCTGACGGTCAGCGATCCAGTAGAAGCTGAAGTCGCCAAAGAGGATCGCGGTATTGCCCGCAGCAAGCTCCGGCGCGTAGATGCTGGTCTTGTAAGGACGGTTCAAGATGGTGTCGGGCTGGCCAGCCACAACAGAGGGCTGCCAGATGTAGTTCCCGTTGTTGTCCTTGATCTTCCTGAGCGCCTTGATGGTGGTATCGTTCAAGATCCAGATGGCCTTGTTCCTGTAGACGCTGCGGAGCGAATGGAACACGTCCATGATGTCGTCGAAGGACACCGTGGCATTGTTGATCTCTGTGGTCGCGCCGGTAGTGGCTGCCACCTTGGTGAACACGCCTTCGGGCTTTTTGTTGCCGTCGCCGATCAGGAAAGCCTCCTCCTCGGCAGCACCGATCCTGCGTGCAAACTCGGTGGAGATGTACTTTTCGAGGTCGAAAACGGAGTCGTTCATCAGCTCCTCGGAAACCTTGATCGCCGTGCCCAGCTTGTAAGCGGAAAGGCTGATCTGGTCGAAGGTATCGTCGGATTCAGGGTACAGGCCGTTCTCATCCATCCAAGCGGCAGTGCCGTGAGAGGCGACGACCGGAATGGTGTGGGTGCCGGACTGGGTCTGAATGACCGTAGCGAGGGAACGGAAGAAGTTCTCCTCCTGAAGCGCGTCGATCAGCTGCTTTTCGTACTCGTCCGGGACGAGATATCCGCCGTTGGCATCGGTGCCGACCTCCAGCACGTTCTGGACATCGTAGTAGTTGCGCTTGCGGATGTTGTTCCAGAAGGCGGAGCGGTATGCCTTGGAAGCGATGCCGGGCTTATCCTCCGGCTCATCCTTGGCACCGGGCTTTCCGGTAAGGGGAGCAGAGGTCGGTGCGCTCATCATCTTGTCGATCTGCTCCTGACGCTGCAGGCGCTCGATATCGTGGGTGAGGTCGGTGACTTCCTTCTCCATCTTGTCATAGGTTGCGGCATCCTCCGCAGAAACCATGCCGCCGTTCTGAGAGTGGGTGTTAAGAAAAGCCTTTGCAGCCTCCCATGCCTTCGCTCTCTTTTCCATGAGTTCCATAATCTGAGTCATAATAAAAATCCTCCTTTAATGTGTGAGAAGCGAAAGGCGCTTCTCAAGATCGGTTACTGGTACCATGTGTTTATTTGCCTCCGGCTTTTTCTTAGGGATAAGCCGCGATAGCAGTGAGTCAGTGACGGCCTTGCGGGAGAAAAGCATCTCCGTATCGGCCTCATCGTCCGAGGCAGGTTCCTCGCCCGCCTTGAACAGAATCTCGTCAGCGAAGCCGAGCTTAACGGCCTCCTTGGCGTTCATCCATGTCTCGGCATCCATCAGCTGTGAAATCTTGTGGCGGGAAAGCCCGGACTTGATTTCGTAGGCGTTCATGATGGATTCCTTGACTTCGTTTAACATGTCGATGGCCTTCTGCATCTCCTCGGTATCACCGATGGCGATGGTCGCAGGATTGTGGATCATCATCATGGCCACAGGGCTCATGCAGACCTTGGTACCGGCCATAGCGATGACGGATGCCGCCGAGGCAGCAAGGGCGTCGATCTTGACCGTTACGTCATGCGGGTAATCCATCAGCATGTTGTAAATCTGTGCAGCAGCAAAAACATCACCGCCCGGACTGTTGATCCAGAGGGTGATGTTTCCGTCTCCGCTGCTTAATTCATCTTTGAATAACTGTGGTGTGACCTCGTCGCCGAACCATGTCTCATCGGAGATTTCCCCGTCGAGGTAGAGCGTTCGGTCTGAGCCAAAGCTGTCCGGTTCCTCGTTTCGCACCCAGTTCCAAAACTTTCTGGTCATAGTGCCTCCTTCTTTCGTGGCCGGGTGCGCTCACTTTGCTGTGGCTGTTCCGGCTCTTGTTTTGATTCTTCTGTTTCATCTGGCTCCTCCTGTCCCTGAGACGAGGCTGCAAAAATGCCTGCGTCCTTGAGCTTGGTCATGTTGCCGTTTATAAGATACAGGTCGCCGCCTTCCTCCTCCGGGATACGGTCGAGATTTTCCAGCTCCCTGATATCGTTAGCGCTCATCCAGCCGTTCTGGCGTCCGGTCGCATAGCCGTTCATGCGGCTCTGGTAATCTCCGCGAAGCAGGCCGTCCACATTGAACTTGAAGAAGTATTCCTTCTTCTCGTCCATAGACAAAAGCGCCCGCTGCATGGACTGTTCCCAGCGGCAGACCCACGGGTCGAGCGTGTATTTCACGAACTCCAGCGACTGCTGCTCGATGTTGGAAAAGCTCGATTTCTCAAGGTCGCCGATCATATGAGGCGGGATGCGGAAGATACGAGCGATCTCATTGATCTGGAACTTCCGCGTCTCCAAGAACTGCGCCTGCTCCGGTGAAATGGAGATGGGCGTGTATTTCATGCCCTCCTCAAGAACCGCCACCTTGTTTGCATTGGCGCTGCCGCCGAAGGCTGAGTTCCAGCTTTCCCTGACACGCTCCGGGTCTTTTATCACACCGGGATGCTCCAAGATGCCGCCGGGCGTCGCGCCGTTAGCGAAGAACTTAGCTCCGTATTCCTCACAGGCAATCGCCATGCCGATAGCGTTCTTTGCCATCGCAATCGGGCTGTAGCCCATCAGGCCGTCAAAGCCAAGGCCGGGAATATGGAGCACATCGCTTGGAGAGAGCCTGACGCGGCTGCCATCCATCGTGTGCGCCTCATCCTGCGAGGTCTGATATTCGTAGTAGAGGTGACCGTCTGCGTCGCGGTCAACCGTCATGCGGTTTGGCATAAGCGGATAGAGAGCCACGACCTCGCCCTTGCCATTTCGGATGATCTGCGCGTAGGCGTTTCCCCACAGCAAAAGGTGCGTCATCAGCGTTTCCCGAAAGACAAAGGATGTCATTTCCGGGTTTGGCTCATCATGCAATAGGAAGTAGAGCGGATGAGTGGTCGCTTTTTCCTTGCCGCCGCTGCCGTCGTACCGGTACAGGTGAACGGGCAGGCCAGCAATCGCCTCGGATAGAATCCGAACGCAGGAGTAGACCGCCGTCATCTGCATGGCGGAGCGTTCCGTTACAGCTTTGCCGGAGGTCGTGCCGCCGAAGAAGAAGCGGTAGGAGCTTCCGCTGGTCGCGTCCTTGGGCTTATCCCGGCTCCGAAATAATCCTGAAAATATACTCATAGCCATCCCTCCAATCCGTTAAGGGCTTCCCGGATCACCAGAAAGCCAATCAGTGAAAGTATCAACATTGTTTTTGTCCCTATATGAAAAGGATGCCTCTGCCGTCATACACAGAAGCACCGTTGTCGTTGCCGCAGCGGATCGCCCGGTCAAGTGCCATGATGGTTGCGATGGCACCGTCGATCTTCTCCGTGGACTTCTCCTTGTCGGCCTTGATGTTTCCGGCAGGATCAGTACGGATGAAGATGTTGTCCATATTCCAGCGGAGCACCGGGTGGCCGCCGTGGGCGAGTTTCTTTTCCAGTGTCAGCTTCATCAGCTCTTTCGTGGGCGGGCTCATATCCTTGAAGCCCTGACCGAAGGGAACGACAGTGAAGCCCATGTTCTCAAGGTTTTGTACCATCTGGACGGCTCCCCAGCGGTC